AGAGAGCCCGCCGCGCCGGCCACAGCCTCTACAACATCGTCCTGCAGCAGGACGGCCGCATCTCCACCTACCTCACCCCTTTTGAGCGATTCACCACCAAGCTCGACCCCGCCTTCATCGCCGACCTGGCTTCCCTCCACGGCCGCCACCTGCGCAACCTCGTCATCTCCCGCTCCGAACGCAGCGCGCTCGAAGCTGCCGTCCTCGGCAAGATCTGGAAGGTGGACCCCAAGCTCCCCACCGCCCTCAGCACCGCCATCGGCGAATACAACGCTCTCCGCGCCCCGCTCCGCCCCCTCAACGCCACCCAGCGCCTCGGCTACCTGGACGAGCACAACGAGATCCTCTGCACCAAACCCTTCCGCGGCTGCAAACCCGGCAGCCGCTACCGCGTCGCCACCCGCATCGTGGAAGGCGGCCGCATGGACGAGCGCATCCGCTACGACAAAAAGCCCAAACGCCCCACCGACCCGCCCCTCAAGGAAGAAGTCTTCGTCTCCGGCATGATGCTGGAAATCATCATCACTACCCCCGAAGGCCCCGCCGTCTTCCTCCAAGACCCCAAACTTAGCCGGGAGCAGAATAAGGACAAGCTCAACAGCCTCCCCACCCTCATCGAGCACTTCGCCATCCCGGAAGTCCCGGACGCGGAGACCGCCCACGCAGATCGCTTTGCCGACGCCCAGGCCCGCCTCATGGCACTATGTCCAGCCACCACGCCTCCAACACGCCAGCAACTTGCAAACCTCGCCCAAGGCATAGCACCGCCAGCACCGCCCACCAAAACTTCGCCAGACCTGGCAGGGACGAGTCGCCGAGTGCAACTCGCTCCTCATCCTCCAGCTCCTCCCACATCATCGTGACCCAGTTGTTCCTCAGTGCAAAGTGCAGCGGCACCACCATCATCACCGCCCAAGGCCACGCCTGCTCCGGCAGGCCCATCAGCAGCACCGCCACCAAGTGCAGCGCGCACATCCCCACCATCACCGCCAGCCCCTTCACCCACTCATCAATCTGCCCCTTCACCGTGCAGCGCCGCTGATCGCACTCCCGCACCACATACAACCCCGGAAAAAAAGTTCTCATACCCCACCCTAATCCTCCCCCTCCACAACGCAAGCCCAACAAACCCATGTCCGCCGCCGCCGTTCTCAATGCTGCCGAGCCCCACTTGAACCGTCTTTGTGAGATCATCAACGATCATCTTCTCGATGACGGCGACAAGGAGACCGACTCCCAGCGCATCTGTCTCCTAAACCGTCTCGCCTCCCTCGAACAAGCCTTCAACGGCGTCAAAGACGAAGACTGCATCGACCCCATCAACCCGCCTCCCCACTCCTGTTAATCCTCCAAAATCCTGTCCATCCTGTCTAAAAAACTCATGCTCCCCCTCAAACGCCGCCCCTGCACCCTCAAACTCAAACCCTTCCAGGTCAAGGACCTCGCCGCCGCCTCTCTCAAAGAAGGCGTCATCCTCGCCTGGGAGCAGGGCCTGGGCAAGACCATCGCCGCCCTGCTTTGGCCCCAGCTCCGCCGCGCCCACCGCGCCCTCATCATCGCCCCCGCCTCCCTCCATGACCAGCTCGTCCTGGAAGCCGCCAAACATTGCGGCATCTCCCTCAATCGCCTCGCCTCGATCGCCGACGCCCGCGCCGCCGGGCTCGACCAGCCCCTCCCCACCGAATACACCCGCACGCGTTTCTACCTCGTTTCCTGGGAAGCCCTTTGCCGCAACAAAAGCCTCGAACGCTTTGACCTCGACAAATACGACGAGGAAGAACTCCCGGAAGGCCACTGGGCCGAAGGCGTCGGCGAGACGCAAAACGGCATCTTTTGCTGCTACACCCCCAGCCTCGCCACCCAGCTCGCCGCTTGGGGTGCCATGGGCGCCGGCATCGACTGCGCCGTCGCGGACGAAGGCACCCGCCTCCAGGCCGACGACTCCCTCCTCTCCACCGCTCTCCGCCGCCTCATCCCCGCCAACCGCCTCATCCTCTCCGGCACCCCCATCAAGAACAAGCTCGACTCCATCTTCTGGCTCGCCTGGTGGGTCGCCGGTGGCAGCCCCACCCCTACCGCTCTCTGGCCCTACGAGGGCACCTCCAAAGGCCGCGCTGCCTTTGCCGACCAGCACCTGCAGCACGACCGCTTCTACACCCGTGAAGCCGAAGCCGCCGCCGCCAACCCCGACGCCAAAGCGCGCCGCATCGAAAAACGCAGCAACCGCGCCTGCAACATCGAACGCCTCTACAAACTCCTCGCCCCACTCGTCCTCCGCAGACGCAAAACCCAATGCGGCACTTCCATGCAAGACTGCACCTACCACCCCGTCCATGTGCCCCCCGGCACCCACCAATACACCGCCTACAATCGCATTGCGGGCATGAAGACCATTACCGCCGCCAACGGCCGTGTCCTCACCAAAGCCCGTGAAGTCACCGCCCGCCGGCTGGAACTCATGAAGGAGTGCTGCCTCGCCCCCTGGTCCTCCCACCTCCCGCACCGCTCTCCCCACACCTACACGCCCAAGACTCAGGCCGTCCTCAGTCTGGTGGAGCAGGCGCTTTCCCGTGGTGAGCAGGTCCTCATCGGCTCGCCCTACCGCGCCTTTACCGACATGCTCGTCGCCACCCTCAAGGAGGCAGGCGTCCGCGTCTCCCGCTGTGATGGCACCGAGAACCCCGCCACCCGCGCCCTCATCGCCGCCAACTTCAAACGCCACCAGTCCAGCGTCATGGTCGCCGGACTCAAAGCCATGGCGGAAGGTCACGACTTTGCCCAGTGCCCCAACCTCATCCTCCCCGCTTACTCATGGGCCATGGACGAGGTCGAACAGTTCATCCACCGCGTCTGGCGTCTCGTCTCTCCGCAGCCAGTGAAGATCTTCCTCGTCTTCATCCAAGGCACCCTCGACGAACGCCTGGAGAAGGTGCATGGCGAGAAGAAGGACACCAGCTCCCTCGTCCTCGATGGCGAGCTCACACCCGAGACCAAGGACCCCATCTCCCTGGAGCAGCTCCTCGCCGAGACGCTCGCGCTCAATCAGCACCTCCCCAACGGGCCCCTCACGGAGAACGAGGTCCACCTCGCCATGAACTCGCGCCCCCGCTTCATGCGTGCGCTGCGCGTCGCCCAGACCCGCTACGACGAATGGCACCCGCCCACCGTCGCCACCAACCCGCCCGTCACCACCGCTGACAGCGCCGCCGCCGTCGCCGCCCTCAGCTCGCCCGCAGACATGAACGCGCTCGACTTCATCCGCCGCTCCCAGCTCCTCACCCAACCCAAACCCAAGCCCAACGATCCGCCCCAATAAAAAGGGCAGGGGACTCGCGCCCCCTGCCCAGTTCCTCGTTTCCTAATCGCGCCTTCCGACCGTTTCTCAAGCGGCCGGAAATTCTTTGTTACGGAGGAGTCGGAATCACCGCCGCCGTATTCACAATGCCCACATGCAGGGCCGTCGCCGAAACACCCACACCGACGATGCTGATGCGGTCGCCCGCTTGAGCCTCCTCAATGAGGCGCATCTTGCCCGGCGTCGGTGCCAGCACATAGATGCCACCCACCTCCACCGAGGCCGCGCCCACCGTCAGAGACGTGTCCGCCGCTACAAAGTCCACCGGCTGACCCGCCGCAGCCGAATTCAGGGCAATACCCTTCACCACCGCCGTCAAGGCCGTGGCGTTTGCGTCCGCCAGCCGCATCGTGCCGTCCGCGTGCTTGTAGAGCACATCTCCCGCCACAATCGCCTCCCCCGCTTTGCCCGCAAGGGAGTTTGCCGAAGCGGATTTCAAAACCGAAGCTGAAACAGGTGCAAGATTTGTCATAGTCCCCTCCGCCACCTCTCAACCCATGAACCCTCCATCCAGCATCACTTGCCCGCAATGCGGGCTCACCAGCCATCACCCGCAAGACGTCTCCGAACGCTACTGCGGCAACTGTCATCAGTTCCACCAGACCATGCAGGACATCACTCATCAAACGCGGACACATCCAGCGTCCCCTGCGCCGGAGGAGCCTCTCCTGCCAGCATCCCCGTGACATCCGCCGCCAGGAACTGCATCCGCTCACAGTCCGCCAAGTGGTTGTCTCGCTTCGTCCGGATCTGCGCCACCGGCACCCCGCGTGAATCCATCTCCATCTTGATCTCGTAGGCCGTGACCTGCTGCCGATAGTCCAGCGTCAGCTCTCGCTTCGGCGGCACCTGCCACAATCCCACCGCGCCGGCCTGACTCTCAAGCAGCATCGAGACCGTCGCCGGACGCGAGAACAAATACAGCTCGATCGGACGCGCTCGGAAGCCTGGCCTGGCTTTGCCCAGCATCGGGTCCACCAGCGTCGTCTTCCACATGCGCCGGACCTTCTCTCCGCCGTCATCCACCAAAAACGAGGCTTTGTCCTCACCCTTTGCTGCCTTCCAAGTGTAGCCGCGGCTCATGATCTGCGCGTAGATCTCGCCCGCCCACTTGCCTGTGTCGATCACGACCCGCCCCGGACTCACGTCCCACTTCACCGCCAACTCGTCCAGCTCCGCATACGTCCACGCCTTGCCCGCCCAAAGCAGCCGGCTCCACCCGCCATACGACCAGGCTCTCACCACCACCCAGAAGTGTCGTCCCCCCGCACCCTGCACGTCCACCGTCATGAACCGGCGAACTTCCTCCAGCCACGGCGCCAATGGATCGTATTCCGCGCACCGCTTCAGCAGCGCCCGCTCGTCATCCGCATACCGCATCTTGTCGGACCACGGCTTGCCATTCGTCTCATTGACCCAGCTTTTCAGTTTTTCTGTGTTCCCAAACGCCAGCGCCGCCGTCGCCTCCAGCTTCTCGTGGAGCTGATCCCGCCAATCTGTGTTTGGTGGCAGCAAGGCATTCCACGCATAGCTGTGATGATCTTCCGGCGCGTCCTCGTTCTGCCGCCTCACCCGCCCCTGAGTCGAGAACCAAATGCGATCGCTCCCCCAAGGCCCCAGGTTGCGATACTCCATCCCGCACTTCTCGCAGTCATACCTCAGCGTTTTGTATAGCTCGTCGTAACGCCACTTGCCGTCCGGCTTGGTCGTTTCGTTGGTGTCATACTTCACGCCGCCCTTCACGCCTGGCTCGCCCCACCGCAGCTCCTGATAGTGACCACACTCCGGATTCCGGCATTGGAACTCCCAGACCCTCATGTCGCCTTCCTGGTAGCCCAGATGCACCTCGTCATTCTCCATGTCCGGCGTCGAGATCCGGACCTGCTTGAACGAATGCGGAAATGAGCGCGTCCGCTTGGCTACCATGCTCATCGCGCCTTTCGGATAGGAGCGCCCTTCGTCCAAGATCAACCGCTGGTAAGGCGTCGATTGCAAGTCCGCTTCGGACTCGCACCCCGTCACCCGAAACACGCCGCCAGGAAAGTAGATGTCTTTGCCGGTATTCAGCCCCCGCGTCTGCGGCATCTTCTCCGCCACTTTCGGGCATTCATTGAACATCGGCTTGAGCCGCTCCTTCATTTCCTCCCGGCTCTTCTCCTTGCTGCTCGTCACAAAAAGCGTGGGTCCATTGTCTTCTGATAGCCAGTAGCACAGCGCCGCCTGCATCGTGACAGTCTTCCAGCTCTGCGCACTGCACATGCAGTCCACCTTATGAATCCTGGGATCACCCAGGCTGTCCAGAATGTGACGAATCAGCAGGAAGTTCTCAGAGTTCCAGCGGATGCCTTTCGGCATGATCTTCACCCATCGCTCAGCCCACTCCCAGATAGAATTCTCGCTTGGAGGCTGGAAAATCGCTCGGCAATAGTCTTCCAAAAGACTTTTTTTTTTGCCTCGGCCGGAACCGAAGCCTCGCGCATCACAGCGGAAATCGCCTGCTCCAGCTTCACCGTCGCCTCTTCAACAGTAAGCCCCACCACCTGCGGCGCCAAAGTGTGCCGCATCCCTTTCAGCTCTGTCACCAGCGTCGCACAGATCCCGCCCAGGACCATCATCGCCTCCTCCAGATCGACCATCTTCCCCCGCGCCTCCTCCAGCTTCAGCCGTTGCGCCTCCTCCGTCATCTGGAGAATGGACAGCTCCAGCTTCTCCTTCTCGCTTTTCGGCGGAGCCTTCAACGTCCCCCGCGCCTTCACCCACGCCCGCCACTTCTCCACATCGTAACGCCCATCCGCCGCCGCTCCAGGATTGCCCTCAATCGCCAGATACCGCTGGATGCTCTTTCGCGTGCAGCCAATGGCCTCCGCCAGATCCACCTGATTCTTCGCCCAAGCAACCCCGACAGACCCCGAGTGCCCCTCTTCCGCCTCCTGCAGCATCTTCATCTGCGCCGCTGTGAGCGGCTGCTTCGCCTTCAACTTGTCCCGCAAAATCTGGAGCTGCATCTCCCGCAACTTCGCCACCGAAAGCTCCGCCCCCTCTCCCTCTCCCGCACCCTTTACCTCACTGCTTTCGACCCCTCCCAACCCATCCTCACCCTGAGCATTCGCCTCACTCGGCAAAGGCTGAGATTGAGCCGAATCCTTTTCCTCCAAAGGACTCGCCCCAGTCTCAACTTCCCCCTGGCCCGCTGCCGCTCCAGATTTGCTCCCGTCACTTTCTGCCATTTTTCAGTTTCCAGCAAAGGTTCCCTACCCCAGCCGCCAACACTCAACCCAACCCACCCTCACC